CATTGATAGTTTCTACTGTAAGGTTTCCTAATCCAACTGTTGTTACCACCTTAGTACCAGGTGCTTTGATAGTTGGTTTGCCAACCTTCATCTTAGGTGCGTATTTATTAGGCTTCTCTTCGAAGAGTTCCTTATCAGATGCACTCAAGGGTGGTTGGACTTTTTTAGCTCGCTTCGCTCGTTGCGGGCGCGACGCCTTCATTTGCGTTGGCTGTTTGTCCACCGAGTTCCTCCGCTAGTTGTGGATTTTTACTTGGATCATTCATTGGAGCTGATGCCATTTGTGCATCAACCTTACCCTGTTCTAAAGCCATCTGTTGTTGCTGTGCTTGCTGCTGTTCTTGCTGTATCTCTTGCATAGATCTTACAAGATTAAGTACATCAATACCTTGAGCTGCAGCTAAACGTTTGATAACTTCTTCAGGGTTAATGAATTGTTGTGTTGCTTCTGGTCCCATTGTCTGAGAGATGGTAGTTAGGAATGAACCTAACGCTTCTCTATCTTGACCTCTACCTAATGCATTAACACCAGCTACTATGGTAGGTTTAACTACCTTGTCTGGTAACTTAGGTATCTGTCCAGTCTTTTGGAATACCGATAGCTTTCTATTTAAATAAGGTACTAAGAACTCAACAGTAAGTAAGGAGAATAAACCTCCAAGCTGTTGCTCTAGTTCCATCTGTGTCATGCGTACTTCTTCAGCTGTTGTCCTTTCACTCTGGCGTACCGTAAGTATAAGAAAGGCTTCTGATAATCTACGCTCTAACTGTTGAACCATGTTATAGGCAGTAGCAAAGTCAGCAGTTTTACCTACCTGAATTACACCTATATCATCTGGACGTCCTTGGACGATAGCACCATTACCAGCAGCCGCTAGGGTCTGTGGTTTAGTGGTACTTGATGGTGATACTACAAAGACAACTTTAGCTGCCGCTGCAGATCCTTCTACGAGTGCCTGAGACAATGCCTCAAGACTCTTTAGATCTCCTATAAATTCTTCCACTCTACCACGCCCGTAGGCTTCTCCATCTACAGTATTGAATCTGAGATGAAGCCATGGATTAGTATCTAATGGTGCCTTACCTTTAGAATTAGGAATGATTTTATCGAAGACTTCTTGATGCCAGACAAAACGATTGCCGTCTCTCTTCACATGAGTAAAGACATCACAATCCTCTCTATCATTATCTGGATCTATACCTTTCATCTCTTGATAAATGTCTGGCAGTGAATCCTGTAATAATTTTTTGGCAATTTTTTCTTTGGTTACGATCTCAATTACATTACCGTTCCCATCTCTATCTATAACAAAACGGTTCAACGGGTACAGCTTTAACCCATCCTTACCCATAAAGACAAGAGCGTTACCTGATACTACCAAATGCTTAAGTGCTTGGTGTATTACTACACGGTCATCGGAAGCTGCGATAGCATCCATGATAGTGCGCTCTATCTTTGCAAAGGATAAATCTAATTCAGTCTTAACTTCAGGAGGTACTTCACCTAATTGTGAATCATCTACTTGAAGTTTGAAGAAACTTGTCTGTGCAGGTAGCAATGCAAGCATGAGTTTCGAAGCTAAGGTAACTACACCTTTGGCGCCGATTGATTGCCACGGAGTGTCAAGATCCCGTGTTGCTCCTCTAAACTGTTCTTCATCCCTGATTAAATATGGGAGTGTTAGCCGTGCCGATACATCCGCTTGATTTAGATACTCTGAACGGTATCCTTTGAGTGCGTCATACCTTTTATTGGCTGTCATGATATGTTAAGTCCAGTTGTTTGTTTTTTCTTTCTGGCAAAGGATCCTGTACCGCCACCGCCACCACCGAATGCTGATGCACCTGGTAGTACCTGAACGATAGGTTTAGTTTTGGATTGTCTACGTGCTTCTTCCATTTGCTGCATTTGCATCTGTTCAGCGCGTCTCCTCCATGCCATCTCATCCGCTCTATACTTTTCGTGGGATTCAGTTTGTGATTTTATAGCATCACTTACACCACCCATTCCAGTGTTAAATGCGTCGGTCTGTCCTTGTATAGCAGAACCAAAGTCATCTTTAAGGCTGCCTAAAGCAGATGTCCAATCACCTTGCTGCTTTTCAAAGTTAGCTTGAGTTTTAACTTCATCATATAAACCACCGCCACCTGGGACATTCTGACTTCTAAGATCACCTTTATTAGCATCTAAGTGTCCAAGGATGTCAGTCCAAGATTTACCTGATGCTCTAGAGTGCATTAGGTCAGCATGACCAAAGTAATTTTTACTGGCCTCTGAATAGGCAGCGCCTGTCTCAGGATTTATATCCATGTTTGTTCCCATGAATCTTTTAGAGAAATCCCCAGAAGCTATTCTGTGACCTAATCCACCACTTCCATCATCTCTAGGATCTACCCCTAATCTATTATGTTCTCTAATCCTTGATTCGTTAGCAGGATCTCTCATCCAACTTAATATCTTCTGCCTTTCGGCCATTAATTTTTTCTGCCTATCAACACCTGGGTCATTAGCATCCCATATTTTTTTTAAGTTTCCAGTGTAATCTCTGTGACCAAACCAGTCTCCACTGGCACCAAAGCTAAGATCAACTGCCATTACTCTTTACCTCCTGTATTCTTTTGGACTAAATTACTAGCATTCTTAGGTATCCTACGTTGAACTGGGTTAGTTAAGCTTGGTGTTCCATTTGA